CATTTGTAATTCCATCTATAAGATTAATATCGGTAGCACTTGCTGTAACTCCATCGAGTATATTTAACTCTGCAGCAGTTGAAGTAACGCCATCAAGGATATTAAGTTCTGCTGCTGTACTTGTAACTCCATCTAAAATATTAAGTTCTGCAGTTGTAGACGTCACACCATCTAGTAAATTTAATTCAGCAGTAGTAGCTGTTACACCATCAAGTATATTAAGTTCTGCTGTAGTTGAAGTAACTCCATCAAGTATATTAAGTTCTGCTGTAGTTGAAGTAACTCCATCAAGTATATTGAGTTCTGCTGCAGTTGATGTAGTTGCTAGACTTACTGCCCCACTAGAAACTGTAAAGTCATTTGAGTCAAAAGATGCTATACCTTTATTAGATGTTGTAGCATCTTCACCTGCAATTGTTATTGTATTACTAGAAGCAGATGTATCAATACCTTCTCCACCTGCAACTGTTAATGTTTCACTATCTAAGTCAATAGCTATTGTACCACTATCTGATGTAAGGTCTAAATCTTCTGCTGTAAGTTGTGTATCTACATAAGCTTTAACAGATTGTTGTGTTGGTACAAGTGTTGCAGAGTTTGAAGACATATCATCTTCATCAACAAAAGCTGTAATAGTTATAGAGCCATCTGATAAACTACCGTATGTAACTGTACCCGTTGTTGTAATTGCAGATGAACCATTGTCTATTGAACCAAAACCAGATGTAATAGAACCACTATTTAATGCTCCTACCGTAGTAGCTGCAGTAGTTACTAAGTTTGGCATTGCAGTTATTTCATCATCAAAGTATGCTGCTAAATCTGTAACAGCTACTTGAACCATTGTTCCATTGTCATTTAAAACAACTCTATCTGCATCGGCTACTGTTGTTGATGTAGCAGATGTGTTACCATCAACTATATTTAATTCTGTTACTGTAGAAGTAATTCCATCAAGTGCATTTAATTCTGCTGCAGTTGAAGTAACTCCATCAAGGATATTTAGTTCAGCAGTTGTAGCTGTAACTCCGTCTAATAAATTTAATTCGGTTGCTGTGGATGTAACTCCATCCAATATATTTAATTCTGCTGCTGTTGATGTAATTGCTGTTCCGTTAAAATTTATAGCGTCTGCATAAACTGTACCATCAAAATACCCATCTTTAAATTCTAAAGAGCTTGTTCCTAAATCTATATCGTTATCTGTTACTGGTACAATAGCTCCATCTTGTATTCTAATTTGTTCTACTGCTGATGAAGATACTTCTACATAAAATCCCCATCTATTATTTGTGCTATCTACAACAATTTTGTTTAAAAAATCTAAGTCACCAATAGTATGAATGTTACCACCCTGTCCTGCAGTACCATCGTGTCTGTGCCCTGTAGAACTTGCACTACTTGAACTATATGAAAATGCGTTAACTAACTGATTATATTCATTGTTAAATAATGCTGATGTGATAGTATCTCCATCACTAAAAGAACTTTGTCTTGTATATGTTTGTGCCATTTATTATCTCCTGCCTGAAGGTATATAGTCTACGTAAAAACCATTTATAGTATAAGGGGGTTTACTATCTTCACTTATTATAGTAAAATTGTTACTTGTTCCACTACCTTGTAATGGAACTCTAATTAAAGGATTATCAGCTCCTCCAAATACATTTGTATTAAATATTGCATCACCAAATTTTGAAGGAGGATTAATAATTCCTAAGTCAAATAAATTAGAGGGTTGAGGTATATCTCCACTTCCATAATCAAATCTAACTTGAACATCTGGTTCAACAATACCTTCTGCACTTGCAGAAACTCGAAAATAATGTAAAGTTTTTAAAGTTCCTAAATCACCATAATCGTAATTAGGTGTTTCATATCGAGCTAAAATATTTGCTCCATCAAAATCATTACCAGTATCATGTTGATATACAAACCCATTTGTATCTCCATGATAATATTGTTCAACATTATTATTATCAAAACCTGAACCAATAGCAGTAACTTCTAAACCTCTAGTTTCTGACCATTGAAATCCATCAGGTCTTAATGTTCCAATAACACCTTTTTGTTGATTATTTTCTAGTGTAGTATTAGTATAAAATAATCTATATTGAGATTTATCTCTAAGTACTAGACTATTTATTATAAAGCTATTTATGCTTTCTGTCAAGTCTGTTAGTAAAGGTTGTATTGTTGTACTAACTGTACCCAACTCAACGTCACCAATTCTTGCTGTACCTGCAATTGTTCTTAATCCATCTGGTGCTAAAAATATTAAGTCACCACCAATTTCTTGAATACTATATCCACTTAAACAACCTACGTTCTTTGTAACAGGTACAATTGCAATAGAACTAGAGTTATTTATATTAATTAATTTAAAAATACTATTTGTACAGAAGATAAATAATTCATCACGGAAACCTTTAATACCTTCTATTTGGTCTTCTAAAACTATATTACCTGAACCTGTACTTGTAAAATCTGTAGGGTCTAATGTACCACTATAATAAATTGTATTTAGATTATCTTCAACACCTGCAGCTATTAAATGTTTATCATGTGTTGTAACATACTTAACATGTTTTGTACTTGTTACAGTTACTTCTTCTCCAAAAAATGTTCTTCCACTTAATGAACCTGAACCTTCCATTCTAAATGCATAGGGTTTATTTGCTCCATCAGCTATAATAACTGTTCCATAATCTGATGTAGCAGTTTCAAATACAGTAAATTGACATTGCCCTTGGCTAGTTCTAGTTAAAGTACTTCTGCCTGTAAAAGTTGAATAATTATCTCCACTTGATGCAACAGAACTTCTTCCAATATTTAACCAAGTTTCTCCATCATTTGTAAAAAATATTCCTGTTCCTGCACATGCTATAACTCCATCTGCATACGGAAATACTCCTAAAATATTTGTTGTACTTCCTGTAGGTTGTGTAGCATCAGTTGTACCAAATTTTTGATAGCCATTAATACGTCTATATCCACCTTCTGTAGATACTTCAAAGTTTTGTAAATCTTTAGCTACTCCGGGAGTTTTTAATAAATCAATAACATTTGAAGATTTAACTAATCCTCCATTAACTGCTACTGTGTATGGTTGACTTCTTGCCATTAGAAATATATTCTGTCGTCTGTAATATAGGAAGGAGCAGGATTAATTAAATTAGATTTCATTTGTCTCATTCCTTTTTTATAATCTTCTAATGCAAATGCTGCTTGTTGTGGACTTTCTTTAAATTGCCACACATAGTATCTTGCTCTAGATGTTATAACATTTGCATATTGGTCAGGTAAAACCATTTCGTCACTATGAGATGATAAAGCTGTTGGTGTATTATATGCATAAAAATGCACATTATATACTTTATCAGGTATAGGACTTAATCCAAACTTTCTGTGGTCTGGACTACGTATAACATATTTTGGTTCTCCAAAGTTTTGTGTATCTGCATCATCTTGATTTTCAGAGTCTCTAAAGTATCTTGTCCATTCATCTAAACTTAAATAACGTAAACCTCTAGAAACAAAAGGTGACGATTCTCCACTTACATTAATTGTAGTAAGATAAAAATCATCCCAATCAATAGAAGCATAATCGGTTGTAACGCTTGAACTTCCTGATTTTAATGTATACCATCTAGTACCTGCTACAGTTGCTACTGTAACATTACCATAAAAAGGGTCTGTTCCTCCACTAGCTGCAGCAGCAAAGAATGGAAGTTGTGGTTCTTCTGTTGCAATATCATTTAAAGATTTATTAATAGAATTTTTAACAAAACTTTGAATACCTTTTGCGTTTGCAAAAGTTGCAGAAGTTAATTCTATTTCATTAAGTTCTTGAAGAACTTCATTTGTTAGTGTTAGGAATGTAGTTGCCATGTTTAATTAGGTTTTGCTGTAACCATACCTCCACCTTTAAACATCATTCTTTCACCCATTACAGGTTTAGATTTCTTTTTTGGCATAAAACTAAAGTCTTGTGCAGCTCCCATTTGTTCTCTCTTACTTAATCCTGTAGCACCTATTTTTTCTCCATATTTATTATATCTAGTTTGAGGTGAACGAACTTTTGCTAGTTGAGCTAATTGATTTGTTACTCCGTATTTTGTTTTCATATTGTTTTCCTTTTAAAAAAAGAGGAGGAGTCCGAAGACTCCCCCAATTTTACGATTAGTCAATACCGTAGAAAGCTGAAACTAATGCTTCACCTCTTAGTACTTTCGCACCATAGACATGAAGACCTCTCACAATGTCACCAAAAGATGACGGGTCTCTCAACACTTCTGTTGAAAGAATTGTGTTAGCAGTCGCAGTAGATGAGATATGACCTGCCAAACATTTACCTGCAGCATTAGATGTGCTTGCAATGTTATTAGACTTGTACATATCAAATCCTCTTAGTTTTCCACTTGATACTAAACCATTTCTAATTGAACCCTGACCTGCGTTGAAGTCAACAGATAGCAATTTAGAAGAAGCTTGACCTAGAACTTCATAGAAGTCAGGACTTGCAACGAACCATCTTCCTTCTTCAGGAACATTTTGTTCGTCAAGTAGTCTTGCCATTCTAGCCATAACGTCTATTGGGTCATGCTCACTAGAACCAAAACCTATGTCAAGGTTACCTGTTCCGTCAAAAGTACCTGCTGCTAAATCTGTAGCATTGTCAGTACCTAAAACGTGGTCAGGTGAAGAACTTGACACACCAGAAAACATAGCAGCTATAACTGCAGCATCATATGAATCTTTCAATGCATATGCAGCCGAGCTAGAAGCTACTTCTTTGAAGTTAACATGCGACATGTTAGTTTCAATATCATCTACGATGAATTTGAAAGCTTTCGCACTATCAACTACCAAAGTAAGTTCTTGGTCTGTTAGTTTGGTTGCTGTTGTATCGCTACCTCTTGTGTAATCAGACACAGAAATAACGGGTTCTTTTATAATCTTTACTGAGTCTCCGAAAGCAGAAATCTCACCGGCATAGTCGGTGTTTGTAATAGCTTCTACAACCGAGGCTTTTCTAAAAAAGTTTAAAACCTTTTTAGAGTAAACCGAAGGTAAGAAGAAACTATTAGTCTGTCCACTTACGGAGTTAGCAAAGTTTGCATTAGTATCAGTACTCGGTTCAAAAAATTGAGCCATGATAATACTCCTTTAAGTTTATTATAGTTATCTTACAATCCGTCCTTCTTGCATAGCATTTGATATCTCTTCTTCAAATTTATCAAACTCTGCCATGCTCAACTGACTGATTTCCTTTTCTGTCCAAACTTTAGCAGTTTTAGGGTCAACAGATGTTGTTTTTGTTGATACCATATCTGCTGCGTTTGCACGGTTTTCAGAACGTAACTGAGGTTCTTGAACAGAAGAAGCATCTAATCCAATATCTCTTTTAAATAAATCCAAAGCTCTACTAGCTAAATCAGCATCATCACTATTACTGAATATCCAATTTTGAATAGATTCAGGTTGTGTTTTTGCCCATTGTTGGAAAGTCGCACTATTTTTGATATCTTCAAAATCAGGGTGTCTTTCTCTTAATCTAGTTAAAGCTTGTCTTTGTAATGTCTCCTGTTCTCTAGCTTGTAAAGTTGAAAGTTGTTCTTCTAGAACTTTAGCTTTCTCACTACTTTGCATATGAGCTACAGTTTCTACTACTTCAAAAACATCAGGATATTCTTTTTTAAATGCTTCTAATTCTTCAGGAGTTTTAGGAGCTACATAATCAGGTCTATTTTTTAGAGCTTCATCTAGTAACTCTTGCTCCCTAGTTTTAAATTCATTTAATTTAGAATCATAATGTCTTTTTAAATCATCATATCGTTTTTTATAATCAGGTCGTTGATAAGGTTTATCCTCACTTTGAACCTCTTCTTCTACGGACACTTCTTCAACATTAGATGTTTCAGAAGATGTTTCGTCAAAGAATAAACTATTTGATGATACAAAAGGTTTATCTTCATTGCCATCCATGTAATCTTTTTTAGAATTATATGGGTTGGCTGTTTCTTCTATGTTGACTTGTTCAGTCATTTTCTTTTCTCCTACTCAGGGCTTCGTTCACAAGGTAGCTCTATGTCGACTAGAGGGCTTGTTTGTAAAGGTAGCCTTTCGGTTATTAATATGTAAAGTGCCTATAAAAGGGTGGCTTTACGCTCTTAGCTTCTAACGTGGTTTTGATTAGGGTCTAACATACGTTTTTTAATTTCATCAGCAATTAACTCGTCTTCTTCTTGCATTGTAGCTTGTTTTCCAACTGTTTCTTTTCTGATACGTATATCCTGTTTTACTGTCTGCTCTTGAGCAGGGAGTTCAACAGTTTCGTCCTCTGTTTCAATTACACCACCATTATATGCTGTCATTCGTTTGTCATAATCAACTTCTGCTGCTTCCATAAGTTGTTCGAGTTTCTCGACTCCTATGGCTTGAACAGCTTTAGCTGTAAAGACAAACTCTCCATCCGACAACCTTGCAGGTATCGAATCGGAGACTCCTGTGCCCGGTCCATCAACAGGACCTTCTCCAGAAAACTCTGAAGCAACTTCTACTACTTTATCAAATAGCATACTTAATGTATCGTTGCTTTCTAATTCTGTTTCTAAATACTCTTTTTCTTGAGGATTTAATGCTTGATTAACTACGAAATCTACGTAGTCTTCTTCCATTTCTTCATCGGGAACTAGCTCTGACTCAGATATAGGGTCAGGAATTATTTCTTGTGTTCCCATTAATTTATTCATTTGAGAAGCTGTCGCTTCTCCACCTTCTACAAAAGGTGTTCTATCT